GAAGCCGGGCCCATCTGGCCGCCCGACTCCCAAGTGCGCAGCCTGCCCTCGCGCCACTCCGAGTAGAGTTGGTCCCACTCAAGTCTGGATGGCCAACTGAACGCGGTTCCATCCGAAAGCACCACGGGCTCTTCGAAACAGGAGCGGAACGCATCGAAGCGAGCGCGCCCGTGCAACACCAGCTCCCTAGCCGTGTTGCGCACGCAGGACTCGTAGTAGTCGGAGAGCCGCATGCCGGGCTTGCGCTCGTGCACCATGTAGCCGCGCAACACCCGATCGAGCCCCAACGGCGCGGCCCACATCCCGCCGTCCTCTCGCCAAGTGCGCTGGAGGAAAGTGCTCTTGGTGATGTGCTGGTAGAAAGCATCAAAGTTGAGCGTCTTGTCCTCAGCCGTGTAGGTAACCCCGTAGCGTGCGAGAGACCTGCTGATGGCCTCCGCATGGTACCATTCACGGTTCTCCTGCTCGGTCGACAGTATGTGGTCGTCTCCCAGCAGAATGGCCACCACAAAATCAAAGAAGTTCTTTTGCGGGCCAGGGTTGTTCTCGTGCCAAGAGATCCAGAGGCAGAACAGCACGAAGATGCACGTGATGAAGTCCGTGGCGAAGACCCCTGACGGGTTGTGGTCCTCGGTCAACACGGCCACCCCGTCGACCGCGAGCAGGGCATGCGTCATGAGCAGCGACAGGCGGAACGCCTTCTCCTGGTTCTCCACGGACCAGCGCATGCGTCGCGCTACCAGGAAAAAGACCATGGCGATGGTGAAACAGACGTCGGCGATGAAGTGAGTGTCGCAGGCCCTGAGATCACCAGTGCCGACTTTCCCGTCCTTCGACTTTCTCATGAGCAAGGCGTGTAGGTAGCCCCACTGGCGCGGGCTGCCGGCGTTCATGCCAATGGCTGAGCAACTCAGTCCAGGGCCGCACGACAGAATCACGTAGACAAGCGGCGCGAGCACAGCCCTCACGGCGCAGAGGTGCGCGAACTGGCCAGGACAAATGTGCCTGGTGTCCCCCATCTTTGTGTACTTCCGCAGCTCCGCCTTGAGCATCGACACAATGAACGGGAGCCGGTATGGAGTTTGACCCGTGGCGGCCCAGGCGAGGAGCTCCTCCGCGACAGTCTTGACCTCCCCAAGCACCTTCTTCTCCTCAACGTCAACGTGCCTGAGCTTCGGACCGCCCTCAGCGCCTGCAGAGCGGCTCAGGTCCAGCCGCAAGATGGGGAACTTGCCAAAAACGGCTTCATCCACGGTCAAGGGCTCGGGAAAGCTCGGGTGGGAGAGATCCTCAGGGAAGCGGCGCACGTAGTCGTCCGCAAAGGCCCGCAGCGCTGCATGAGGAAATGTGGCGCGCTGCTGGTAGTGTTGAAACTTGCGGCCTTGCGGGTCCAGCCAAACGGGCTTGTCAGAGGTGTCCAACCCGATGAATGGCTGGAAAGCCGGCACGACCCAGTCGTCTGCCTTCGCCTCCTTGCAGAACGCCCTGAGTCCTCGGTAGAGCTCCGGAAGCTCGCCCATGACGTACTTCGGCCGTGGCGCCGCTCGCTCCCTCGTAACCCCCACGTACGCGACAGGAACCGGGCCAATGGAGTTGGCCCAACTCTTGCTGTGCACCG